GTGTTCTTGAAAGGCGAGTTGCCTTTTGTCCAAGTCTGTCCTAACCCTCAGTACGATTATTTCTGGGGAACATCTGAAGTTGCCCGTCTGATTTACTTGCAACAGCTACGCACAAAGCGTATGTCTGAAATCTTAGACTTGCTGAGTAAACAAGTATCGCCGCCTACTGCCCTGATTGGCTTTACCGGCATCTTGGATGAAAAGAATTTTGCTCTCAACCGGGCTGGTGGACTATTGGCAACTGACATGCCAAATGCCAAGGTAGAGAAACTAGCACCTACTATCCCGCCTGACTTGTTCAAAGAGATTGGTGAGATTGATGCCATGTTTGAAGAGGCATCTGGTATCTCGTCCATCCTGCAAGGCAAGGGCGAATCTGGGGTGCGCTCTACTGGTCACGCCAGCCAACTTGCCCGTCTGGGGTCAAGTCGGGCCAAGAAACGGGCGCTGGTCATTGAGGACAGCCTAGAAAAACTGGCTACCTTGTACCTCAAGTGTATGCAAGCCTATGACAACACCCATTTCAAGGATGTAAAGGGTACACCGTTCATTGCAGAGCAGTTCACCAAAGATTTCGTGGTTAAAGTTGATGCACACAGCAATTCGCCCATCTTTATGGAAGATTTGCGCCAGTTGGCCTTCAATTTGTTCAAAGCACAGGTTATTGACAAAGAATCTTTGCTTGACTTACTTGAGCCACCAATGAAACAATTGCTCAAGGACAGACTGAAGGTGATGGAAGAAAAAGCAGCGCAAAAAGCGGCGCAGCAGCCACCACCCAAGGAAAAAGCACCTCCAAAGGAGCAATAATGGCTACAAAAGGTTCAGCAGCTAGTGGTGTTACCCAACCCAAGGCAGACCAGCCAAGGGTAGGCACTTCTAGCTTGCAGCGTGGAGAAAGCAGTCCCGCCTTGACATACCGTCAAGTTGGGTATAAAACTAGCGGTGGGCGCAGTCAACGTGACTATGCTCGCCGTTAATTAACTGGAGTAAAGTATGTACAAAGCACACAAGCGCGGTCGGAAGACTCGCCGGTAAGTTTCCGTCAGGAAAAGGGTATGGCTGCTTCCCCTGTAAAGTAAGTGGCCGCCTTGATGAAGGAGCGCACTATGCGTAAAGGTCGTAAAGGACGTAAGTCTCGCAAGTAATCAGGGGTAAAACCCTGATTGCCTAGAGCAGCACATCATTGGCGGTTGGATGCAAAATAACCGCCACCTATTGACAAAGTGTTTGTATGTGGTACAAACGCCACAAAGGAGTTAGTTATGGGTGTACCGTCAGATAAGTTGATGGAGTTGATGAAGGGTGACCGTTCAGCGGGTGCGCCTGTGCCAGCCCCCCCTCCCGGTGAAATACCCGGCGGTGCTGGTGCGATGTCGGATGCGGAAACGCCTCCAATGTCCTCACCTATGTCTACTCCAGAACCTAAAATGGGCAGTAAAGAAGCTGCCATGATTAATGTTGGCATGGCAATGGACTTGCTAGAGCAGTCCCTTCCCGCACTTGGTTCAGAATCTGTAGAAGGCCAAAAAGCATTGGCTGCTATTCGTTCACTGACGGGCCTCATGGGGCCACGCAAGAACAAAACCAATGAGTTGCAGCAATCAGAGATTCTGCAAATGCTGCAAACTCTACCTCAAGCTGGTGGCGCAAGCCCAGAGGGAAAAGCAATGGCAAGCGCGCCGATTCCCGGTATGCCCTCACCCGGCGCACCACAACCCCCCCCAATGTAAGGAGTCCATCATGGATTTATTTAAACCCCGTGGCGCAGCAGCCCCCCGCCGTCCTACTGACAACAATCAGAACAACGGCGTAATGGTCAACACTCCCCGTTTTGCTCAATTTGGTGGACTTAACAGCCCCGCTAAAGTTGGAAAAACTGGAATGGCTGTCCAAAAGCCCGGTGACGGTAAAAAAGTAATTTAAGACATTAAGAGGGTAAAACTATGTCACTTGAAAACGTATCTTTTGAAGCCCGTGATGAACTGGCTTCCCTATCTCAAATGCTGGCTGAGAATCCAGAGACTCGTAAAGAGTTCTTGCGGATGACCAAGAAGGTTAAACCAGACCTTCCTATTCCAGAACTTGAAATGGAAGACTTTACGCGCAATGCTGTCAATCAGTCAGAACAGCGTGTACAAGCCTTAGAAGCAAAGTTGCGTGAGCGTGATGCAATTGCAGAATTGCAAAGCCGCCGTAATTCTCTTGTGAAGAAGGGACTTATCTCTTCTGAAGAGGAAGTCAGGGACGTAGAAAAAATTATGCTGGAACAAGGTATTACAAACCATGAAACAGCAGCCCAGTATCACAACTGGATGAAACAAGCCGCAGTGCCTACCTCTTCTGGATACAACCCGTCACCTGTTAAACAGTTTGACCTCAACAAGTATTGGAAGAACCCGGTAGGTGCAGCGCGTGAAGAAGCAGCACGGGCATTGAGTGATTTGCGTAAGCCCACTCGCCCAATCGGTTTATAAGAGGGTATTGTTTGTCTATCAAGACGTAAGGAGGCCTTATGGCTATTGGCGGCGGCATCCTACCAGCTACAGGGTCGAATCAGTTTACTGAACTGACCTATGTAACTCGTAGAGCCTTTATTCCCAAGCTGGTTGTCCAGCTTTATAACTCAACACCTTTATTGGCAGCACTGATTAGCAATAGTCAGCAAGCCTCTGGCGGTGTTTCTTCTGTAACTGTTCCCGTACAGGGCGCTCAGTTCGTAAATGCTCAGTGGTCTGACTACAGCGGCTCTTTTGCCCAACCGTCAGTTCAACAGGGTGCTTACAACGCTGAATTTGACTTGAAACTGATGATTTCTCCCGTGCCGTTCCTCGGTATGGAAGGCGCAGTTCAACAAGATGCAGCGATTATTCCGTTGATTGAGGCTCGTATGAACGATGCCACCAACGTGATGATGGACGCAATGGCTACGGCTTTGTACAACAACACCACCAACACCCAACAGTTCATTGGACTGCCCGGTGCTGTGGATGATGGTACAACTCTGCAAACCTACGGTAACATTAACCGTTCTACCTACACATGGTGGAAATCCAAGCAGTACGCTGCCGGTTCTGTTAACCCCACCCGTCAAAACATCCTGCAATACATTTCTGGTACTGTGAAGAACGGTGCTGAAATGCCTAGCTTTGGTGTTTGCGGCTTTGGTACATGGACACTGTTGGCTCAAGACTTCGTAGGTCAAGAGCAGTATGTCATCACTCCCGGTTCGGGCTTTGATGGCGACAACAACGGCCCTCAAGCAGCTTTCCGCGCTTTGATGGTTGCCGGTGTGCCAATCTATCCTGACCCCTACTGCCCAGAAGGTACGGTCTACTTCCTCAACACCAACTACCTGTCGCTCTACATCCATGAGCAAGGTTCGTTCGTGTTCACAGGATTTGAGTCCACGCTCCCGAACTGGCAGATTGGTTATGTCGGTGCAGTTTTGATGATTGCCGAACTGGTGAACGTCAAGCCTAAGTCGATGACCAAGGTGACAGGTTACAACTATCTCTCGCTGTAAGGAGCATAGAACATGTCATTGTCTCTAAATAAAATCCTACTTGCCAACGCATCTACCAACACGGCTGGTGCGTATCTGCAAGGCATCACCATTACCAGCATTGGTATTGGTAACGCAACCCTGATGAACGCTGGTACATCGTCCGCGCAATTCATTCCTGCTGGTGCATACATTCTTCCCCAAACCACGAACAACGTGACCATTGAGGTGAATGCTTATACGTCTGCAAATGCAAACGCATGGACAACGTACATTGCAGCCAACACTGGCGGTACAGTTATTTCTGACGGTTGGAACGTTCGTGCAAACGCAACTACCAGCACTCAGTCTTTGACTCTGTATACGTCTAACGGCGGCAACAACGCTCCCGGTACTTTCAATAGTTAAGGAGCAGACATGAACGCAAACCAAGTAGGTGCATTGCGCGGTGATTCGTTTGGCAACTTTGCCATTGCGTCTGCCGTGAACGTTCCACTGAATGCCGTCAGCAATGCTGCTGCGGTTATGTCGGTGGTTGGTACATCCTACATAGTTCGCCGTGTCACCTTTTCAAACGCAAACGCAAGTGCTGCCACCGCTAACGTGAGTATTCTTACGTCTAGCGATGGCAATGCTGCCAATGCTGTATTTGCAACCACCAAACTCGCAAACGTTACAAGCAACGTTACTTTCCAAGATGCCTCGCCTACTGCGAATGCCGTTTCTAACGTGTACTCGTCTGGCGCTCTCTGGGTAAAAGTGACCACTTCTAATGACGCAACTTGCGATGTGACGGTGTACGGTGACATTGTGAACCTATGACCGAAACTGTAATCGTAACCAACAAAAGCGACTCCGCACTCACAGACGGGTACGGTGGAGTCTTTTATGAATTTCTTAGGGGTAAACCCGTAGAAGTTCCTCTGCATGTTGCAAAGCATGTATTTGGTTACGGTGCAGAAGACAAAGAACCGTATCTGGCCCGTCTGGGTTGGATACGTTCTCATGCAGATTTAAATTCTGGGATTGAGAGACTGAACAAGTTTGAGATAACTTATCAGTCGGCCCAACAAGACCGCTCCCTACCCTCGGCGGTTAGCGTAGTACCTCTGCGTGTTGAAAAACACGCGGGGGGAAAAGTTAATCAAAGGGCAGCCTAAAATGGAAGCCACATGGCAACACTTTCTTCCTACATTACGGAAGTCCGGCGGCTTTTACACGATGCTAACGGGAACTTCTGGTCTGACGCTGAGTTAACGGACTACATCAACGATGCCCGTCAAAGAGTAGTCAGGGATACTGGTTGCCTTCGCACGTTACAAATTACCCAAACACCTTTGTCTACGACAGGGGTTGCAGCTATACCTTGGACTGCTAACACCGCTGTAACAGCCGGTCAGTTCCTGTTTAGCAACATCTTTATCTACGCAGTTACCGTTAGCGGTACAACTGGCTCAACTCCCCCGCCTTACCCGGCCTCTGGAAGTACATTCCCTCCGTCTACCCCCTTTACAGACGGTACGGCAACGCTGCAATACTCTAGCAATGCGGAAATTATTACTTATTCCGCGATGCCAAACGCGCAGTACACGCTAGACATCATAAACGTCAACATATATTGGGGTAACAGCCGCATCCCGCTGCGGTATTTGCCTTGGTCAAATTTCAACGCTCAGTTGCGTTATTGGCAAAACTATGTTGGACGGCCTGTTTGTTACAGTGTCTATGGTCAAGGGCAGATTTATATCTCGCCAGTGCCAGACCAAAGCTATTACATAGAGTTGGACACAGTAGTTATGCCTACTGAATTGTCAACATCTAGTCCAGACACTGTAGATTCCATAGTTGTCCCCTACACCACACCTGTTGCGTTCTATGCAGCTTACAAAGCTAAATACAAAGAACAAAGCTACGGTGAAGCTGAAATCTATAAACAAGAGTACGGCAAGCATGTCAATGCAGTGTTGAACTCGGTGTTTACACGGCGTATTCCAGACCCTTACTCTTCAGCGTACTAATCATGGCAGCGGCAGAACAAAAAAAGTCTTATGCTGTCGTTAAAAACTTCACTAGCCTAAACACAAAGGCTAATAGGACGGCAATCAAAGAAGACGAATTTGCGTGGATTGAGAATGCCATGCCGATTGGTCACGCCAACATTAAGATTGTCCCGGCGCAATCCGCTGTCAAAGACTCTACTGGAAACGCCATTGCGTTTTCCAATACTGTCAGCTACCTTACATCCGCAAACATTGATGTCAATGACTACATTGTTGGCTTTGAAGCCAACGGCGCAGCGCAATACGTCAAACTAGACACTAGCGGTACTGCCAACACGGGTAACATAACTACAGCAGGAACGTTCTCTGCCACAGGCGTATCTGCCGCCCAATACAAGAACCAGCGCGTCATTATTGGTGACCCAAGCCAAGGTTTGTTTACTTGGGATGGGGCAAACTTGTCCAGCATTGGCTCTGTGGGCCTTATTGGTATCAGGAATGCGGGTAACGGGTTTGTTACTACCCCTTCTGTCACCCTTTCTGCCCCGCAACAGTTAACCGGCAATGTGCAAGCAACCGCTGTAGCCACAATCAGCAATGTTGCTGGCAGCAATGTAGTGAGCAGCATTACCCTGACAAACGCTGGTCAAGGGTATACATCCCCGCCAACCGTCACTATTGCTGGCGGTAATGCTACTACCAGTGCTACTGCCATAGCTTCTCTAATCACTTTCAAAACAGGCACGGTGTCTGTGGTGATGAACACACTAGGCACGGGCTACACCAACTCGTCCAACATCACGGTAACTATCGGAGATGGAAGCGGCTGGACAACACGGGCAACAGGCAATGCTATTGTCAGCGGCGGTCAGATTACCCAAGTCATCATGTCCAATGCCGGGGCTGGATACACATCTACCTCCAACGTTACGGTGGTGTTTGCTGATAGCAGTTCTCCTGCTGGTTCTGGTGCTACTGCTACCGGGGTAATCAATACAGACCAGATTGTTGACGTTGCCACCTTCTCGGGCAGAGCATGGGTAGCGGCTGGACGTACTGTGTACTACTCAGCAGCAGGAAGCTACAGTGACTTTACATCTGTGTCTGCCGGTTCTTTTACCCTGACAGACTCTACGCTGCACGGCAACATACAAGGTTTGTTATCTGCCAATAACTTTTTGTATGTGTTTGGTGATGACAGCATAAACGTGTTCTCAGACTTGCGTGTTACCAGCACGGGCGCAACCCTGTTCACCAATACTAACGTTAGTGCCAGCGTAGGTACAAAACGTATTTACTCTATCTTCCCGTACTTCCGTTCCGTTCTATTTATGAACGACTACGGTATGTACGCTCTTGTTGGCTCTACTACCAGCAAGATTTCTGACCAGTTGGACGGTATTTTTCCTTACATTGACTTTACAAACCCGGTGTCAGGTGGTCAGGTGCTGTTGAACAACATTCTGTGCGCCGCTTTCTCGTTTACCTACAATGACCCTCTGTCCTCGCCCAGACAGATTCAATGCGTCTTTTTTGAGAAAAAGTGGTTTGTTACCAGCCAAGGCAGTCTGTCTTACATTACATCTGTTCCCCTGTCTGGCCTGATAAACCTGTACGGCACTACCGGCACAGACCTGTACCGTCTGTACGGCAACTCTACTTCCAACATTGCCAGCACCATCCGCACCGCTTTGATGCCTATGGGTGACCCTATACGGACAAAACAGGCTCTCAAGTTTGGTGTAGAGGCCACTTTGTCAAATGCTTCAACCATAAATGTCACGGTAGACAGTGAAATTGGTTCTAGCCCGGTTTATACGCTAGACAACACAGTCACTTGGTATAACAATAACAACAGCACAATACCTTGGAAAAACAACAGCTTAAACATCATAGGCTGGTTAACTTCCAACGGATATGCCTTGTACAAGAGTGACGCGCAGCAGTACGGCAAATATTTGGGGTTGACCTTAACAAGCAACAACGCTGGTTTTGTGTACAACACGTTTGAATTTGAACATGAATTAAGAGTGAGGTTCTAACATGCCAGTTCCCTATACCTTTGGTACAGCTACAGCAGCTATTCCACTGTCTAACTTAGACAGTAATTTCAACACGCCTGTAACTATTGGGAACACTTCTGTACAGCTTGGCAACACCATCACAACCTTGAACAACGTGTCGGTTGTGAACACAACGGTGACTAACTACACAGAAAGCGTGTTGGCAATTGGAACAGTCACAACGTCTAACACGTTGACATTGGCTAGTGGAACTGTATTGACAGCTACGTTGACGGCCTCTACCGCTTGCACATTCACTATGCCAACAGCAACTGCTGGCAAGTCTTTTATCTTGTTGTTAAAACAAGCTGCATCTACAGGCGGTGGCACAGCAACATTTACAGGTGTTAAGTGGTCTTCTCTTGGCGCTCCAACAATTACTTCTACTGCTGGAAAAATGGATATTTTGACGTTTGTTTCTGACGGAACAAATTGGTATGGTTCTTATTCTCAAGGATACACGCCGTAATGTTTGCATCAAAAAATTCGTTTCTTGCGGGAAGCGTATTACTTCCGATTGAATACCTTGTTGTTGCTGGAGGTGGTGGCGGGGGTGATGGTGGAGGTTCTGGTGCGGGTGCTGGTGGATTTAGAACCGCTACAGGATTGAATGTTGGCTATGGAATTTCTATAAGTGTGACTGTTGGTGTTGGAGGTACAGGCTCAGTAGGATATGGAAATGATAGTTCAACAAACGGTGGAGACTCTATATTTAGTTCTATCACTTCAACAGGTGGTGGCAGAGGACGCACATCGTATTTTTCTCTAACTGGTGGTTCTGGTGGGGCTGGTGGTGGAAGCACTGGAAATAGTTTTACAGGCGGTTCTGGAAATACTCCATCTACTTCACCTTCTCAAGGAAATAATGGAGGTGGTGGCGCTGGAGGAACTGCGTCCCCAAATTATGGATGCGGTGGCGGCGGTGGAGCAAGTTCAACAGGAGCAGATGGCACATCTACAACTGGCGGTAATGGCGGCAATGGAACTGCATCTAGTATTACAAGTTCATCCGTAACCTACGCAGGCGGTGGCGGCGGTGGTACACAAGATGGAGGAACAGGAGGCACTGGAGGCACAGGAGGAGGCGGTAATGGTAGAACTACATCTTCAACACCGGGAGGTGCTGGCACAACAAATACCGGCAGTGGTGGTGGCGCTGGTGGAGCAACCGCAGGTAATGGTTCTAACGGAGGAAACGGTGGGTCTGGAATTGTCGTTATCCGTTATGCAGATTCTTATGCAGCAGCAACATCGACAACTGGCTCACCAACAATTACAGTAACAGGTGGCTATCGTATTTACAAGTGGACTGGCAACGGTTCTATTACGTTCTGAGGTTGAAATGGCACATTTTGCAAAACTTGATGACAACAACAATGTGTTGGAAGTGCATTGCGTAAACAACAATGAGTTGATGGTTAATGGCGCAGAATCTGAAGCCAAAGGCATTGAATTTTTAACAAGTTGGAGTGGCGGCTACACCAACTGGAAACAGACATCGTACAACGGCAACATTCGTAAAAACTATGCTGGAGTTGGATATACCTATGACGCAAGCCGTGATGCTTTTATTCCACCAAAGCCATTTAATTCTTGGGTGTTAAACGAAAGCACTTGTTTGTGGGAAGCACCAGTTCCTTATCCTGATGATGGCAATCGTTACGTTTGGAATGAAGAAACTTTAAATTGGATTTTATTTACAGGAGCATAAGATGAGCACTAACGCATTTACCCGGACAGGAAACACGGTAGTCTTTACTGCTGCTACGTCTGCTCCTACGCCTGTGCAAGCATTGTCCACTACGCTTGGTGGCAACCAGTACCGAATTATTAACAGTGGTGCTGTTACTGTATTTTTAGGATACGGTGTTGCATCTGCTGATGCTGCTAACAATGCAGCGGTTGTCACATCTACCGGCCCTGCCTATCCATTACTAGCGGGTACAGATGAGATTCTTTCATTTGTGCCTAATGCTTATTTCACAGGCATAACTGGTAGTAGTACGGCTGCTATTTATATCACTCCGGGCGATGGACTATAACCATGTTAAAAACTGTACAAACTGGAACTGGTAGTGGCGGTAACGGAACCGTCACTAACGTAGCAACCGGCACAGGGTTGACGGGTGGCCCCATCACAACTACGGGAACCATCTCGCTTGCTAATACCGCAGTTACCGCTGGTTCTTACACTAGCGCCAACATCACTGTTGATGCACAAGGACGTATTACCCTTGCTGCTAACGGCCCTGCTGGTGGAACTGGCACTGTTACAAACGTGGCTACAGGCACAGGTCTTACTGGTGGCCCTGTAACTACAACTGGAACAATCAGCATTGCCAATACTGCTGTATCTGCTGGTTCTTACGGAACTACCAATGCTGTTTCGCAAGTTACTATTAATGCACAAGGTCAAGCAACAGCAGCTGCTAACGTAGGCATTGTTATTCCTGTTGCAAACGTAACTGGTGGTGTAGCCAACACTGTGTATGTGTTAGCTGGAACTGGTTTGTCTGGCGGTGGAAATCTTGCTGCTAACGTAACTCTTAATCTTGCAAACACTGCTGTATCTCCTGCTACTTACGGCAACGCAAGCATTGTTGGAACATTTACAGTTGATGCACAAGGCAGGGTTACTGCTGCATCTAACGCAACTATTAGCATTGCCAACACACAAGTTACTGGTCTTGGTAACTTGTCTACCCAGAATCAGAACGCAGTCACCATCACAGGCGGCAACGTAAGTGCAAACTTGTCAGGCAGCACTGCTGATGGCACTAACAGCGTTGGATTTCTTGGCATTCCTCAAAATGCACAGACAGGCAATTACACGCTTGTTGCTGCTGATGCTGGTAAACATATCTACCATGCGTTAGGTTCTGCTGCGGCTACTTACACAATACCAGCTAACAGTTCTGTCTCATATATAAATGGTACGGCAGTTACGTTTGTTAATTTGTCTGCAAACGTAGTTACGGTTGCTATTACAACTGACACCATGTATTTGTCTTCTGCTGGTACAACTGGTTCTAGGTCTTTGGCTCAGTACGGTGTTGCTACTGCAATTAAATTTGCCAACACTTCTTGGATTATTTCTGGAAACGGTTTGACATGAGCGGTGTTGTCCAAGCCCTTCTTGCAACTTATGTTGTTGGTACTACGCCAACAGTAGAGTATCTTGTTGTTGCTGGCGGTGGTGGAGGTGGAGCAATGGGCGGCGGTGGCGCTGGTGGATTAAGAACTGCATCTGGTTTTTCGGTTAGTTCTGGGTCTGGATTAACAGTAACAGTTGGTGCTGGAGGAACTGGAGCAATAACCGACACCACAAAAGGTGTAAATGGCTCAGATTCAGTTTTCAGCAGCATTACCTCTACTGGTGGTGGTGGAGGTGGAGGAAGTGGTTATCCAAGCTCAAGTGCTGGAGGAAATGGACTTACTGGTGGTTCTGGTGGAGGTTCTGGATGGACTAACAACACTTCTGCTTATGGCGCTGGAACATCAGGACAGGGAAACAACGGTGGTAATTCTGGAATAACTAATGGCCCAACCACTTTTAGTGGTGGAGGTGGTGGTGGTGCTGGTGCTGTTGGTGGTAACGGAAACGGCGGCACTGGCCCCGGTGGAAATGGCGGCAATGGAACGGCATCTAGTATTACAGGGTCTTCTGTAACATATGCTGGAGGCGGTGGAGGTGGAGCATATCAAGCTACAGGCGCTGGTAGTGGAGGAGCGGGAGGCGGTGGCGCTGGTGCAAGTTTTAGCCCAACTTCAACTGTAGTTGCAGGGACAGTAAACACAGGTGGTGGCGGGGGCGGTAGCACTCTTCAAACTGGAAAAAATGGGGGAGATGGTGGCTCTGGTATTGTGATTATTCGCTATCCAAATACTTACAAAGATGCTGCGTCTACGACAGGTTCACCCACCTTTACAAACACTGGTGGGTATAAAATTTACAAATGGACAGGTAACGGTTCTATCACTTTCTAATATGGACACTACTAATAACTCACACAACTCTGCACTAGATTTGCTCATCATCTGGGTGGGTACTGTTGCAAGTCACATTACGTCATCTGACTTGATGGTGTGGGCTACGCTCATCTTCACATTGCTGAAGACATATGTCCTTATCCGTGATGAGTTTTGGAAAGACAAGCCATGAACATGGATGCTCTCAGCTACGTCAAATTTGGGGACAAAGAAGGCCTCGCTGAGATGCTGTTTGAGAACGGCTTGCAACACCGTCTGTTCCACCAAATAATCACGGACACTGGCGTTACCTACCCCAAGTACCCCATCATAGATGCCAGCACAGACAACCTTGATGACTGGCTTTTTGTGCATAACCAAGAGCATGAGTCTCTGGCTTCTATCCTTGTCCTTGATAACCCTTTCCAACTGCTAGACGTTGATTGGAATGTGGAAGATGACTTTTACGATTGGTTAGGCGTACACCTGACCATTCATGAGCAGATAGCCGCTGCGTTAGGAGTTTGATATGCCTCGTGATAGTGTAGGAGCGCCAGCACCAGTAGAACCAAGCCAAGCAGAAATTCGTGCTGGAATAATTGAGACTCCAAAACCAGCGTCAATTATTGCGTTAGAACAAAGACTTGGCGGTACGTTTGAGCCTGTTTATAGAATGGGTACAGTCTCTCATAGAGGAGCAGAAGAAAAAGTACCTTATGGCGCACCAACAGGTTACCGTATTGACCCCGGCAACAGCACCTATGTAAATTTTGATGCTAGTGGTAATTACACTGGAACACAAAAACGTGGTGGTGCTCTTAGTGGTTTTGAGCCTCTTATTGGTGCAGCTTTGTCGTTTGCATTGCCCGGTATTGGGTCTGTTATTGGTGACATGCTTGTAGAAGCAGAGTTGTTGCCATTAGCATTAGAACAGTACGCAACTGACATTGGTATGGGCCTTGCCAGCACAGCAGCACAAGTAGCCCAAGGTGTGCCATTAGACAAAGCAGTGACTAACGCTATGGTCAACGGCATTGTCAATGTTGGCTCTGTTGAGTATGCTAAAGATTTAGCCAAAGTTATTGGCAACAACCAAGTGTCAGACATAGTGATGTCTGCTGCTGCTTCTGCGGTTAAAACGGCTGCTGTTGGCGGTTCTGAACAAGACATTGTGAACAACATGACTGCTGGTCTTGCTGGTTCTGCTACGTCTGTTGCATTGCAAAATGCTTTTGATGTGGCAAAAACTACAGGCCGTGTTATTGGTCAAGCAGTTGCTGGTCAAATGTTAAATGGCGATATAGGTGCTGTACAAGGCGCTCTTGCTGAACTTGGCGCACAAGCAAATAGCAAAACTGGCATCTTCAAAACACCATCTACTGATACTAATAAAGACGCTCTTGCAACAGATAAAACAGTTGCAGATGCTGTTGCGGCTACTACATACACTGACCCAGACTTGGCTAACCAGCTATCGTCTAACGAACAGGCTACCCTTAACAAGCAATTAAGCTCTGCTGGTCTTGAGCCTGTAGAGGTTACTGGTGCTGCTCCTGTAACTACAGATGTAGTTACAACTGGTGCTGTAACTCCAAAAGCAGGGGCTGCAACAGCATTAAATCCTGTAGATGTTGCTGGTTCTGCAACTAGAAGTTTGACAGACGTTGTAAGTCCCACAACATCTCTGGCTGGCACTGGTACTGGTAAAACAACTGGTGCGCTAGACCCTGTGTCTATTATTGGCACGGCTCTAGACCCTATGCGGGATGTTGTCACCGCTGATGCAAGTCTTGCTCCTGTTACCGTAACTGGAAAAGCAGACACTGCTTTGGCCCCCGTTACCGTTACTGGTGCAAAAGCAACAGAGTTAGCCCCTGTTACTGTGACAGGCAAAAAAGATACTGAACTTGCACCTGTTACCGTTACTGGAAAAAAAGATACAGAATTAGAACCAGTTACTATTACTGGTAAACGTGATTTTGTTTCGACTGACGCTGTGCTTGACCCAGTTACGGTTACGGCTAAACGTGATGTTCTTGAGCCTGTAACTGTTACTGGTAAAAAAGAAACAGACACAATTCTTGACCCAGTGACAATCACTGGTAAAAAGGATGTTATTTCTACAGATGAAGTTGCTGCTGATAAAACAGACAAATACAAACCTGATTTAATTGTTAAAAGTGGTGTTACGCCTACTAAGAAAACTACACCAAAATCGACAGATACTTTAGCAAGCGCATTGAGCATAGCCCCTTACCGGGGGGCTGGCGAGATAGAAGACCCGTCAACGGGTAAGAAACGTAGAAACGTGTGGAATGAAGAATCACTGCGTCTAAAAGACGCGCTAGGAATCTAATCATGGTATCAGCAGTCAGAAAACTAACTTCTGTTGGCGGCGATGTCCGTCAAATTGCCCGGCTCTTGCAAAAGAAAGCCCCGCCCGGTCACATGCTTGCGTATATCAACCAAGAGGAAGCAGACCTGCTAAAAGCACGGGGAGGTTCTGGCAAACCACACGCAGACACAGGTATTCCGTCTTATGAAGATGAAGAAGCTGGATTTGAAAACTTCCAAGCACCAGTGACGCAGGTACAAACTGATTTGCCACCCGTCCCAACAGATAGCACTACTCCTGCTATTGACGTTACTGCGCCTTCTGACGAAGACAGAAAAAAAGCAGTTGACTATCTGCGAAGAACTGACCCTCAAGCATTTGAGGCTCCTCAACTTAGTGTGCCGCAACAATATCAACAATACGGTGTTGGTAGGCAGTATGCAGACCAAGCTGCTGCGTTAGCTGGCGTACAACCTACAGAAGCAAAAGCAGATGCTGATTTGTTAGGCAGAGCATCTAAAGCTACGGGCCTAAAAGAAGAGACACTTGCAAAACTTGGAATTGGCACTTTGCAAGCACTTGTTGGCGGTTATCAAGCACAACAAGCAGCCCGTGCTGGACAAGCTGGCAAAGAAGAGATGCAAGCTATGGCTGCACCTTACCGGGCGCAAGCACAAGACATGATTGCAAAAGCACAACGTGGAGAACTAACTCCTGTTGGTCAACAGCAATTGCAAGCAGTACAAGCACAGGCAGCGCAGGGTGCGGAAAAACGTGGAGGTGTAGGCGCACAGCAAGCGGCAGCGCAAGTAGAGGCTTTCCGTCAGCAGTTGTTGCAACAGCAGTATGACTACGGTTTGAAACTGTCTGGCATTGCTGACAACATCATGACCGGCGCTATCAAAGTTGGTATGCAAGCTGACCAGTACGTTAACCAGTTGACTAGCAACTACTTCAACAACATTGCCAGAACAATGTATGGCGCTGCACCACAAGTGGCTGGCGCACCTGCTGCGACACCGGGAGCATAAAAATGGCTACCGCTACCCTTAAATCACTGACAGGGGTTACAGACCCTATCCAAGAACTTACTTCTAAGCGGGATACCGCTGTGCAAGAAGAGTTGGGTGCTGGACAAAAACTCCAAGAGTTAGAAATCAAAAAAGCAGAGTCAGAAGCAAAACGCACTGCTGAACAAGCAGAATCAAAAGTTCGGTCAACAGAAGAACTTACTCAGCGTCAAGCGGAGAGAGAAGCACCTATCCGCGAACAAAAGGGTATGGTTGACAAGGCTTTGATGGAAGAGCACTTTGCGCCCACCAAAGAGAATTTGCAAGACCAAGCGGCTTTGTTTTCTCTTATCAACGTCATTGGCTTTGCTATTGGTGCTGGCGGCAAGCAAAATGCTATGCAAGCCATGCACGCTATGAATGGCATGTTGGAAGGCCACCAGAAAGGCCGTGCTGATTTGTTTAAAGAAGAGCAAGTCAAGTTTGACAAGAACTTCAAGGCTTTGCAGCAAAAAGCTAATTTCTTGGAAACAGAGTTGAAGCACTCGCTAGAAGAGTTTACCCGCGACAAACGTGCTGCTGACGAACGTGCTGGTGCTGCTTTTGCAGCGGCTGGTGCTGACTTTATGAAAACGTATGCAGAAAAGAACGGTCTAGTTGCTGCGTATGAAAGAGCAAAAGAAGTCAGAAAATCTTTGGACAAAGCCATAGAAGGCGAACGTCTGCGTAAAGAAAAAATAGAAGACCGTGCAGTACAAGAGCGTCAGCGTGTTTTGGACAGAGAACAAGAGATGAGGCTTGCTGCTCAACTCAGAGCAGAAGGCAAGTCAGAGCGTGTGTCGCAACAAACCATGATGGCACAACGTGCTGTTAATGCTTTGGGTGGTGTTGCCTCTGCCGTAGAAGCCATCAAAGAATTGCCAACTGGAACAACTACTGGCGTAATGCCAAATTTGCAAACCAAAGATGGCATGACTAATTATGTTCGCAACACAATTGGTAGGAAAGTATCCTCCAGAGAAGCGGACATGATGAATACATTGTTCACAGGCCTTGGACGTAACCTTGCGGCTATTGAAGCAAGTGGTGCGGCAAGCGGCTTGTCTGAACTTTCTAAGCAGATGGCAAGTGGCACATACATTAACTCTGGTACGGATGACCCGTACAAAGTTGCGTTGAAACTTGCTGACGTTCGCCGTATTGCTGTTGAGAACATTCGTCCAGCAATTGAGTCTGGTTTGATGCCTAAAGGTCAAGCAGAAGTAGCGTCAAAACTTGTTGAGCGTATTGAGAAAGCAATTCCATACTCAGTCAATGACGTTATCAAAGCTGCAAGCGGTGGTAGACAAACCATTGGAGAAGTCACCGAAAGCAAAGTCAAAGGCGGTAAGTCTTACAGGTCAGAAGCGGAAGCAGAGGCAGCATTCAAAGCTGGAACGCTGAAAGCTGGCGACAAAGTAACCATTGATGGTGTTTCTGGAACTTGGGAGTAATCATGCCATTCAAAGCCGATAAACCATCTAGTCGCTTTACTCCTGACGCACCAACAGAACCTACCTTGGGTGAAAAGGCTGGTGCTGGTTTGTATGGCGCGGTCACTGGTTTTGTTGGTGGCCCCGGTGAACTAGAAAAGTTTGGTGCTGACGTTATTCCAGAGGCTCTTGGTCTGCGCGACAAAGAAGAAACTGAAAAGTTTAGAAAAGAAGGTGGTGTGTTTGGCACTGGCAGAGAAACCATCCTTCCTACTACTGAAGAAGCACAAAAAGTCTTGAGCAAAATTGGCATCAAAAAACCAAGGGAAGAAGTATCTGGTTACCAAACAGCCGGTGAAATTCTTGGTGGACTTGGTACATCTTTGCCCGGTCTTGTCAAAGGCGGTGTAAAAGCTATATTGGGCGCACCTTCTAAGACAAGTGGAGCCTATGCAAAAGCAGCAGAAGATTTGGGATTTAAGCTATCTCCTGCCCAAGTTCGGCAAGATGTTCCGCTGCCATCAAAAGGTGCTGCTTTCTTTTCGGAAGAGAATCAAGCCCTTGCTAACCGTTTGGCCTCAAAAGCCACAGGTAAAGAAGTCAATGAAATCAATCCTGAGTTTGTTCGCAGCCGGTTGAAAGACCTTGGTGAAGAATTTAACAAGCTGTACAAGGGCAAAGATTTTAAGATTGATGAAGAGGCAGTCAGCGCATTACGTTCATTGGCAAACAATGAGATGCAGTTGCCAGCCAACGCACAGGTCAATGCGGTAAAGAAAACAGCCCAGACGGTGCTGGACAACTATGAATCTCTTACACGGGCAACTGGTGCAAAACCAAGCACTTTTGCCATTGAAGGAGATGCACTGCAACGCATTCGTTCTGACTTGATGGCAAGTGCGCGGTCTGCCACCAACAGGCAAGATGCTCACCAGATATACGAACTCATAGATGTCATTGACCAATCTGTTGCCAAGAACCATCCAGAGATTGCTGCCAAACTTGCGGAAATCAGGCCGCAATACCGCAACACGGTAGTTTTGGAAGACTTGCTTAGAGGCAATGGAATCCAGCAAGGAAATATCAGTCTTGAGAAACTTGGCAATATGCTTGGTCAGCGCCGTAGCGGTGTACGCCGTGGCGCAGCCGGTGACATTGACCAGCTCGGCGAGATGGGACGGGAATTGAAGTTACGCGCTCGGTGGGAAACAGCAGGGCGTGGCGCTACTGGTGGAGAGGACGTTCTTGGAAAAGCCTTGGGTACAGGCGCGGATATGGCATCTGCCCTGACAGGAACCAGAACCCGTGCAGCCAGAGCCTTACAACGGGCTTATGAGAAAAATCCCACTTTGTTGCCACCCAAGGTAGGAAAATATGTACCTCCCGGCCTTCCAGCGGTTACGGCTGCTGGCACGGTAACTAGACCCCTACAGGATTAATCATGAGCAAGAAATCAAAAGGCATTAACCCGGAACTGGAATCAGCTATCAATAGCCTGATGGCATCCGTTACCAATGACCCTACCGCCAGCATCACGGACAAGATGCGGGTGATTGACCGCGCCTTGAAACTGGAGCAATTGAAGCTGAAAGACTCAGATTCTGAGTGGGGCAGTGGATTTGGGTTAGACGATGATGATGAGAAGTGATAAGATGATTACTTCTCAATCAGCAGAGGGTTTATATCATGGATGCAACAGCAGTCGTACGCATAGCGTTAGGTGTCATTTCAGACCGTCTAATAACTATCGTTTCCCTTCTAACTTCGTTCGGTCTTGGATGCTGGACGATGTGGGGAATGGGGTGGGAGCGTGTCTCGGCACTAGCAATCTATGTGTTTTTCGCGTATCTTACGGTAACCGCAAAGGAGAAAGTTAATGTCCAAGAGAGAACACCAACGTCCTCATGATTTGAATCAACAGGTAGCCAAGTCTGTGCGCCCACAGTTGCCCCGTGACGGCAGCGCAGGGGCCGCACGTTGGGAGCCGGGTCAGCTTCCCAAGGGTGGCTTTCGGTCTGTGTTTGACTTCTCAGGCACACCCACCTATGACACCAAACATAGTCCTACTTCTGGCGGCGGCAGCAAGGTGTACTGATGGCTAATAACATTGCTTTTCAAGCGATGGGGAAAACCTATCAAGCTAACGCTACCACCACTAGCCAGCGGATAACTATCACTGCGGACAGCCCCTGCAATCAGTTGCTGGTGTCTAGCCATGAATCTACACAAGGCGGCAAGCCTGTGTATTTTGTGGTCAGTTCTAACGCATCTGTAACTGCGGTTGTTCCCACTCCGGGCAATCCGCAATACTCTATGTTGGTGTCTCCGGGCAATCAGATTGTCTACACTGTGCCTAACCAGCTATCTACTGGAAACACTTACATTGCGTTTATCACAGAGTCCACTACTTCTGAATGTTACTTTACGCCGGGTGAAGGCCTATAAGGTGTAAGTGTGATTGACCCCATCACAGCCTTTGCGACAGCCCAAGCCGCAATAAAAGGGGTTCAAGCAGCAATCAAAATGGGCAAGGACATCCACGCTATCAGCGGGGAAATGATGCGCTTTTTTGAGGCCAAGGATGTTGTCCAGAAGGAAGCATCCAAGCCAAGGTCTGTCTTTCAAATGTCTGACACTGCACAGGCGTTTGAGATTGTCATGCAAGCCAAGCGGTTAGATGACGCTGAGAAAGAGTTGAATCAGTGGATGGTTCTTTCTGGTCACGCTGACCTCTGGCAGCAGCTCCTGATAGAACGCAACAACATCATCCAGAACCGCAAGAAGCAAGAAATCTTGGATGAGAAAAAAGCTAAGAAAAAAAAAGAAGAAATAGACGAACTACTGAACTGGCTGCTCGGTGGTGGTATCGTCTTATTGGTACTAGCGTTTAGTGTGTGGTGGCTAACACTTTTGATGGAGAAACACTGATGATTCCTATAGTTGCGTCATTGCTTGGAACCCTTGCTGAGAACGGACTAGGACTACTGTCCTCTGCCATTCAAGCCAAAGGAAAGGAAGTGGTCGAAAACACCTTTGGAGTCAAGATTCCAGATGCTCCTACCCCGGAAGATGTTGCCAAGCTACGCCAGCTTCAGTATGACCATGAAGAACGCCTGATAGAACTTGGCATCCAAAAAGCCCGGATGGAACTAGACACCATCAAAGTCTTTGCCCAAGCTGCACAGAATGAAGACAACAACGTATCTGACCGCTGGAAGGCAGATATGGGGTCTGACTCTTGGCTGTCCAAAAACATTCGCCCCTTGAGCCTTGTAGCTATCTTTACGGGCTATTTCCTGTTTGCCATGATGTCGGCCTTTGGCCTAAACGCCAATCAAAGCTACGTCACCCTGCTTGGCAATTGGGGAATGCTCATCATGGGAGCCTACTTTGGCGGCAGAACCATTGAAAAACTTGCAGACATAAGGAATGGAAAATGAGCCTTAATCAAGAGCAAGCAGCATTCTTGCTGGACATGTGCAAACTCATCCAGTACGCCACAGACCAAGGTTTTGTAGTCACTGGCGGTGAACTAGCCCGTACCCCAGAACAACAGGCTATCTATTTCAAGACCGGGCGCTCTAAGACTATGGATTCCATCCACTTGAAACGCTGCGCCATAGACTTGAACTTCTTTAAAGACGGAAAGATAATCTGGGACAAGGGCATACTTGCCCCTATCGGCGCTTATTGGGAAAGCCTGTACTCCAAGAATAGGTGGGGTGGCAACTTCAAAAGCCTTGTGGACTGCCCCCACTTTGAAAGGAATGTATGAAAAAGAAGTTCCCCAATCTTTCTGTTGGCAGAGGCGAGAAGCTGTCTGTCAAAAAAGGTGGTGGTCTTACCGCCAAAGGTAGGGCAAAGGCAAATAGGGCTACAGGTAGTAACTTGAAAGCACCTACTAAGTCTGGCCCCCGTCACAAGTCCTTCTGCGCTCGCAGTAAATCTTGGACAGGTGAACGGGGGAAAGCCGCTAGAAAGCGGTGGGGTTGCCGCTAAGTCTTCTGAATGGCTAACTGGTAGTTCTTCAGAATTACTTTGTGCTGCCCCTTGTAGGCCTTGAGAAAGGCATCTACCGCTGCGCCTACGCCAGCCCCGCCAGCGTAATCGTCAAACAGCATAATGCCTTTTGGCTCCAATAATTTGAATGCGAGACAAGCATCCAGCAGCACCTCTGGTGTTTGGTGGTTGCCATCAACATAGATGAAATCGAACGTAAAATCCAAATACACCAACTCGCTCAAAGCCTCCCAAGATGTCTTGGCTAAGACCTCAATGGCTTGGTTCTCATCTGATGCCTCATCTACGTTAGAGTCAAAGGTCTTTCGTAGTTCAGAAAGGTCAAGGCCAGCATGTTCCTCGCCTCCCTCAAAAGTATCTACGCAGACCATCGTGCCATCGTAGGACAACATGTTCTGGAGCATCCAGCACGTTGACCTACCCTCAAAACTTCCTATCTCCAAGAATGCGCTGTTGTCAGGCAGCTTGGCAGCGCAAGCCTCAAAGTTAGGAATGTTTTGGCTAAACCAATCTTGTGAGAATTTCATGGCGCTGGCAGCAAGCCGCCCTCAAAAAGATATGTTCCAAAGTGGCCCAGACGTACCCACGGCGCTGCGTGTATCTTGATGCCGTTCTCTCGCGCTACCCGGCAGAAGTGATAGTCCTCTGACAGTAGACGCTCTGTCCCCGGCTCAATACTGCAAGCAAAGTATTCAGTGATGCGCTCTGCTGGCTGGATAGTGCTAGACAGGACAGCCACATCATTGTTGTAGGCATTGACCTTTTTCTTCAGCTTGTCAAACACCTTGCGCTTGATAAGCATAAAACCAGTGCCACCAGCCCAGATTTCCACAGGTTTATCCACAGGCACAGTGACTGCACCTTCGTATCCCACAAGGTTAACCACTAGCGCACCTGTACGCTTGGAGAGTTCTTGCGGAGGCACACCCTGCTTAACTGCTTGCTCTACCCCGTGCCAGTTGATTTCCTTCTTAGGGTAGATACCGCAGATGATGTCCTTGTCTGCCAAGACCATAGGGATGATGTCGTTGGCATCAAACTTAATGTCTGCGTCAATGAACAACAGGTGCGTACACTTGGTCTTCATAAACTGGTGGGCAAGAGCATTGCGTCCACGCTGGATGAGAGACTCATTAAACATGCTGGAGAAAGACATATCCCACCCAACATTCTTCATAACATTTGTCATGTTAATCAATGAGTTAGTGAAGTAACCTGTACACATACCTCCATACATAGGCGTAGCTACAAAGAGGTGAGGCTTTACAGGAGCCTTAACTTTCTTTGCCACAACTGGAGTTGCTGACCGTTTCTTCTTCGCAACCAGTTTGATTTCTGGTTTCTGAATCCCTACTGTTCCACCTCTTGCCATGATTAATCCTTAGAAATAAAAGTCATGCCGTCTTCGTAACCGGCCCTGTATGCCATATCCCACAGTTGTTGGATAGACATGTTGATAAGTTCTACGATATGTCCTCTATCCTGAGTACATACTTCTTTGTCTTCGCTGACTTGCGCCAGCCCCACACTTGTATCTTCCATCCTGCTTCCCTCACTTTCGGTAAAAGTTCACTTGCCATAATCTTCTTTATCCTGTCACTCACCCCGGACGCTGTAGCCTGTACTGCTAGAGTCTCATCCCGCTTGATAGCCAAGATGTCTATGAAGTCAAAGAGGTCTTTTCTAGTTTTTGTAAAACTATTCCATTTCTCAACAACTTCAACGGTATATCCTTGCTCTCGCAAAACTTTCAAGGTTCTTTGAGTTGGCGAGGTTTTAACGCTTTTTCTAGGGGCATGTTTCTTTTCAATCTCATCCATAGTGTGTCGACCCTTAGTCCTAATGATTTTGCCCAATCAGTGAGAATTTTTGATTCCCCTTGATACGTAATGACAACATTGGTTGACTTGTTTCTGTGCTGTTCTGCACTGGTTGACCATTTGCAGTTAGCCTTGCTGTAGTCGCCATCGTTGTCTATTCTGTCCAAACTTTTTTCTTTAGGAGCCACTCCCATGTCATAGAAAAAATTTTCAAACTTCATCCACCTAGAACAAACTTTAATCCCTCTCCCGCCGTACCTCTTATAGTCTTTTGCATCTTGGTTTGTGCATCTGTCAATCATCTTGTACCAAATGTGATACTCGCGGCTAGCTCCCATTCCTTGCTGTCGTTTTCTATGGCAACCGCAAGAAACAACAGAGCCACACTTAATGGCGGTAGAAATTGTGAAATAGTAATTTCCACAATCGCACAAGAACTGCCACACAACCTTTCCATTTTTTGAGTGAATTGGATACATGGCAGTTAGCATTCCATATTTGTTACCAGTTATGTCCTTTGCATTTTTTGGAAGTTTCATACGCTGCTCCATTAAAGTCTTTAATGTAACAAACGTATAGACTTTTGTCAAGTACTAGAAGGGTACGTCATCAAAGTCTTCACTAGGCTTGCTCTGCTGGTGCTTGCGGTAAGCAGGAACCACCTCGACAACTTCGTTACGCTCTTCTGCCTTCTTGCGCTTAGTCCAGTTGTCTTCTTTGAAAGACAGCAGGGTAGTGCCTTTAGAAGTATCCCGCTGCCAGACGGCAAACTTCAACTTCTCGCCAGCCTTGTAGTCCATCTCAAGGACAATAAAGCCCTTGTAGTCTGGCCCCTTGTCTGACTTCTTTTCTTCCTCCCAATAGGCCACTCCTGACCCCGGCATCTCACGATGTTGATTGCTCATACTCTTCCTTTCGTTAACGTGTAACTCGCGTACTCTTTGCCATTGTTCTTCACCTTATGAGTAAAGATGTTGTATCCCTCTTTCCGCAACACTTCTATGTGGGCAGCAAGGCGAAAACTCCCGTATAAATTCAGTGCTTCCATAGGAGAGATTGCCTTGCCAGCTTCCAAGTGTCTTAGGATATTGTCACGCTGTGTACCACTTCGGGACTTTGTGGGGGCGTACCCGGCTTTGGGCTAACAGACACTCCAGCAGTGACTAACATGCCCTTCATCTTGACCTTGAGCATGTTGTCCAGAGAGTCCAGCATGTTCATGTTGCAAGCCTTGAGGCCATCAATCTTCTCTGCTTTCAGTTCCTCATCCATCTTTGCAGACTTGGTGATACGGGCCACCATAGTGACGTAAGCCTCCAGCCATTGCTCAACAGTATGGAAGCGGTTGTAAGCCTCATCATTGCCGGGAACGAATAGTTCAAAAGCCCCGTCTGGTTCTGCTATCACTTCCTCTACCATTCCCATGTCTTTAGTGGCAGGGGCTGACTGGAAGTCTTGCACTTCTTCTGGTGTGTAGACACCTACCACGCAGCCGGGATAGACAGCACGGATGCCTTCTGAGATACACCGCGCACGGAGCATGGCACGGGGATAGTTCTTCCAGTTATCCTTGCTTGCAATGCCTATCTGTTTGGCATGGGTAAGAGTCCACGTTACTGCCAAGCTGCCACCAGACGGATGTGAGAACGTGCCTGTCACCTCTTGGTCAGTGTAGACATCCCACTTGACTGCACCACCAGCTTGCTGGAAACGTGCAAGCATGGCATCTGCTTTCAGTGCTGGACGGCCTTGGATTACATGGTAATCACGCATAGCGATAGCAGGGTGCAGTCCTTCGCCTTGGCACAGCAACATGATTGCCAATGCCTCTTGCGGGTTCTTGAACCCAAACATCTTAGAACTGGCAGCTACCTCTGCCATCTGCTGCATATCGTTGTAGGGGATGATATTACTCATTTACTTTGCTCCTTACTCTTAACATTTCATCTGCTAGGCGATAGGCATCTTCTGCCTTCTGACGATAGAAACCTCCACTGGTTGCATGTACTACTTGCAGTGCAGCTATGGCAAACATGTCTCGCAAGTCCATTCCCTCACTGCTGTTAGTCAGTCCAGTAGTGGGATGCTTGTGACTGAAAGGGTATGCTTTGTCTTTCATTGCTTTGGCTTCTTTCCCGGCTTTGCTCTTGGTGTGCCGTCCAGCTTGATTCCGTAACGATGCCTGTTTTGCAAGTTGTCAATCTTGGTTTCCAGTAAAGTAATGCGGTTACGCAAATTGTCTATCACATCGTATAGACGCTCTTTCTCATTGCTAAACATAAACATAGTGAACCTCACTTAATTAGGAAACGGCGGCTACCGGGCATCTCACGAATGAATTGCCGGTAAATGTCAGGCATAGCACTTTCAAACAACTTGGAGTCAAACTTCATGGATGACTTGGCAGACTTCCAAGTTGCTAAGACATTGCCATCTATGCTTGCTAGGGTTGACTTGTTTTCCATGTAACCCTGCACTAGCGTTTGATACTGGTCTTCGCGGTCTTCTAAGGCCTTAATCTCACGCTTAATAGCCGCCAGCATGAGTACGGCTTGCTCTACGCTTGCAGAGGCCAATTTGGTAGCTTCTGAGGACACAGGGTAAAGAGCCTTGGCTTGGTCAACAGACTCAGGGGGAAGGGCTGTACCGCCTACAACGTGCGCCCACAGGACTGCCATCTCTTTTATATGGTCTTCCTTCATCTGCTCAGTAATTTGTTGAGGAATAAGGACGAACTCCTGACCACCAAATAGCACGGCCAGATAAACAGTATCGCAACCATAGACCGTGGCCTCATGGACAATTTGAGCCATATCTGCAACTGGCATAAGTCCAGTATCAGCATCAAATTTAGAGCGCATTGCTGCGTTGTAGTTCTTAGCTTCCACCAGAAATGTCTTACCATTTTCTTTTCCTACAAAGTCAAAGTGTGAACGGAGCCAAGATTCCTTGGGGTGAGTTAGAGACTCTTCTATCTTGGTGAGTTCCACCTGTAGCTTGTTTTGGGCCAGCCGCCCTATGACCGGCTCCATGATGTGACCCATCTGGACAGCTTCCACTTGTGAAAGGTCTTCACGTTCCATCTTTCCCTGCTTTGTCAGGATGGCTACGTTAGCTTTGCCTTGGGCAGCCAGACGGCTATCGCCTGACCACCATGCTGAGTTACGGGTTTGGGGGGAAAAATCAGACATTGGTTGCCTCCTCATAGAAAAGTGCATTAGGGCCACAAGATTGCCCATTAACTCGCATTACCTCTGCATACGGAAAGTCAAGAGCGTTTGCATACTTTGGTTGACCAGTGACAAGGGAGATGGGGTTTTTGCGCGTACTGACATAGCAGCGAGCGTATTCGTGATGTTCGTCTCCCACCTTGGGACGGAAGTGCTTGCAATTTACACAGTATTTGGTCATTTGAAACTTTCATTAAGTAGTGGGGAACTTCCCACGGGTACGATTATAAGCCTACAAAGTTATGTGCAGTAAAGCCCTTTCTGTTAAATAGTTTGTAAAGTTGTGGAAAAAAAGAGACAGGGTCAATGCCCTACGCACTTAGGATTCTCCAAGCGGTTGCTGTACAGAGTGGAACTTGTCCATTTCCAATGGCTTTAAGTCTGTCCACCCTAGAGGCCACATCATCAGTATCTCTTGCGCTGCTAACGGCATTTTCATGTTGTATTTGCGGGCATAATGGTATTGTGGTCTGTTTTGATGCCCAGCCCCATTCTTGTCCCCTTGCCGTTTTAGTGTTTCTAATTTTCCAGTTGCCTTCCAATCTGTCGCCATTGGTGTAGGCCAATATCCAAATTCTTTCTCGATGGTGACAAGCCCCGATGGAATCTGCTCCCAGCACTCCCCATCTTGCATCAAACCCCATTGAGGCCAAGTCTCCGAGAATTCGTCCAAGTCCCCGAGAAGTGAGCATTGGTGAGTTTTCCACAAAGACAAATTTTGGTCGTACTTCGCAAATGATGCGCGCCATTTGTCCCCACATTCCGCTTCGTTCTCCGTCAATTCCTGCGCCTTTTCCTGCTGCACTAATGTCCTGACATGGAAAGCCACCACTGATGACATCGACAATTCCTCGCCAAGGATGTCCGTCAAAGGTTTGTACGTCATCCCAAATCGGGAAAGGCGGGAGAAGGCCGTCATTCTGTCTGGCGCACAGTACGCTAGCTGGGTATGGTTCCCACTCGACGGCGCAGACAGTTCGCCATCCGAGCAAGTGCCCTCCAAGTATCCCTCCACCAGCGCCTGCGAAAAGAGCCAACTCATATAATTGCTCCATCAGTTTGCTGCCAGCTTACGCATGGCGCTTATGGCATCCCTCATAAGGTCAGCATAGGCTATTGCCTCCGCAGTGTGGTCTAGAGCAGCGTCATACTGCTTCAACAACATAGCTTGATGGGCAGCATGTAGGTGCTTCTCTGCCATCATGTTGGGGTATGCGTAGTCAATGATTTCCTGTACTTTCATGTGTTCTTCTCCTTATTTAAAAGCATTGGCGCACCGCCTTCGTACTTATTCAGCCTTTCTCGCAACTCTGTCGCATAAGCTACCCAATGATTTAATTGATGTGTAACAAGTTGCAATGCTCTGTCATTTGCCACAGGCTCTTGCTCTGGCTGTGCCAAGGCATTCTTAAAGTCAGCAACAAAATCTACTGCCTGCAAGCCGTACTCGTTCAAGATATTTTCAACAGCAGGCCACCACGGTGGCGGCTCTTTATTCAGCGGCTTGCGCTGTGGTGGGGTGGTGTAAAACGGAGTGCCTTGATTGTTCCCACAGTTTTGCACCCACGCATCAAGGCGTGCGTCATATCGGAAATAGCCAAACGGCTCCTGCGCTGGCTGTGCCAAGGCTGTAAGCATTTCAAGAGTGGCTTTTGCTCCGGCAGCGTCCCCACAGTCAATGCTTTCCACAATGTTCTCAGACAAAAATTTAGCCCTGACATTTATTGGCTCCTGCGCTGGCTGTGCTGCTTTCTTGCCATCGTAGTATCCGCTTTGATATGCAATCGTCAGCGCATCGTCGTGGTCTTGGTATACCTGCGCTGGCTGTGCCGAGGCGATGTTCCTCATTGCGCTTTCAATAGGGCCAACAGTTTTCTTGTGTCTTAGCGATGTGAGCGTGTTAAAAACCACAGGTTCCTGCGCTAGGTGTGACAACCCATCAGGCTCATGATCTGCCCAATTAACTTCGTCTATTGTCTTTGCTTGCGCTGCTGCGCGTTTTGATTCGTAGCCTGTCATCAGTCTTCTCCTTCAAGGTTTGCAATGTGTGTCTTTAAATCAACGATGCGCATTGCTTGCGCTGTCATTATTGAGTCTTGGTTAGCAATTTCTTTTTTTAATCTTTCATTTTCTTCACGCAATCGGCGCAATTGAAAAAGCAAGTCATCTTCTCGGCTCCATGCAGCAATAGTTGGGTCAGTCATTTTCCGCAACTCCTACATTTAATTAATATAGTGAACACAGGGCGTTTGCAGTACACGCAATAAGATTGATAGCCTGTCATGTTTGCTCCTTAGTAAACCCGCGCCAGCATTTGTTTTGCACTGCTTCAAGAAATCGTGTGTGATACAAATCGTCTTTGTAGTGTGACCAACAAGACCATCGCCCATTCCATGTAGCGTACATGGGTGCATCCTTTTTTTGTCTATTTGCAAATCTAATTTCGTACACACCCTCGCGCACAGGCTTGACGTGCGGGGGAAACCAGTCTGTCATCTTGCTCATGATGTCCACCATGCAGCCAGCAATAACACTAAGCCTGTTAAAAAAAAGAGGAAGGCTAATAGCCCTCTGAAAGTCTTGAACTCATCCATAGTCTTACCCTCTAAAAAAAAAGATTACTACCTACTCTAATCCCTTACCTACTATAGCTTTCTACCTACTCTAAACCCTCACTCGGATGGTGAGCAAAGCCTAGCCCTCCCCACTGAAAGGGACTAGCCTTCTACACACTCGGACGGAGCCGCACATGCCCGACAGACGTTCGCGTAGGGGTTCTATCTTCGCCGCCCCTGTGACTCTCTCACGCTTTCCCACAGTAGTCACCTATCCCCCATGCCTGTCGTGTTGACCCCGACACATGGGCGGTTGCGCGTAGGGGCAATAAAAAAGCCGTTTACTGCTGCCCCCTGTAGGAACCCCACGATATGGGGAAGAGGCATGAGTAAACGGCTTCATTCTGTCGCTTCCTACGGCAACACGAAAATTATACATAGAAAAAGATGGTTGCTCACATAAAGCAGTGTTTTTTGCTTACGGACTTCGTTTAGGGTAAACCCTGAGTAGCTGACACTCAGGACAACCATCCCTCTCTAAACCTTATGGGGCCAGCCAAAAGAACACCGGCAGGGCCACGATTAGAACGATTAGGGCACACTCTAGCACCTTGTGCCCATCCCAGCCGCTATCGTCCTCAAAATGGGCCTCTGGATGCCGTGGGAAGGCTTGCGCGAGGGTGCGCGGGTAGCGTTTTGTAGTGTGATTCATGGTTTACCCCTGATTTGCAATATAGGACTGTATAGCGTCATTCATACCCGATTCAATCTCGGCTTTAAAGTGGCGCTCAAAATCGTCAAAAGTGTCGGGGATGCATTTTTTCCAGTGCGCCAACTCTTTCAAAACCCTATCGGGGAATTCTTCTAGCGTAATGTAGGCTAGGCTTAAATCTTCTAAGAGATATGCGGCTGCGTGGCGCGCTTCCTCTTTTTCGTAATCGTAAGTGCCTGTGAAATCAGTTGTTAGCATGGTACTACCTCATAAGTTAACGATTGTCCGATTGACAATCCAGCAAGGCCCTGTCACGGCCCTGCTAGGTGTCACTCTGCTGCTGTCTCTGTTTTAGCCTTACCAGACTTTAAGATTTTCTCTGCTGCTCCGAATATGCGCTGCGCTGTCTTATCGCTGATTTCACCATCTTGCAGCCAATTTTGAATGTAACCCCGTGATTCTGTCAAACCCTCTAAATTGAGCACTGAGCAGCAGATATATGCTACAGACTCCGCTTCAACTTCCCGAATGCTTTTCGGTGTGCGCTCATTGTCCGACATTGTGCCCTCTGCTGTGTGCCCTAAAACTACATGGGCTAACTCATGGAACCGTGTTTTATGCGGTAAGACTGCAACAGGGTTGACAGCGATATTCTTACCAGTTGCATAGCCTTGGCAATTGCCATCTAGCATATCGAAAGACACTTCGGTGATGCCAAGCACTGAGAGTGCCAATTCTTTCGACCACTCAGGGGTTACTTGCTCATGCTGATAGTCTGCTCCCTCAGTCTGAGACATAGCAAACCAGTTATTTTTAAGTACAAACAACTGGAATGCTTCCCCTGTCTTTTCTCCCGCTTCGTCTTTCTTAGTGATGGTGACGGGCATACATAGTTGCAGTGCTTTCGCGCCTTTCTTTACTTGACGGCCCAAGGCTTTCCATTTGGCATAAGTTGCAATAGGTGTTAACTGCTCTCCCCTTGCAGCCAATTGGCTGTAGGCCATCATTTGATTCCCGATGCTGTACTGGTGAAAAGTAGAGTAGGCACTGCTCAGAATGCCGGGTTGATTGACAGCATCAGAGAGTAATGCTGACCAGTTGACGTTAGTGTTTGACATTGTAGAACTTCCTTTAAAGTATGCTCACCTAGTTAGTGAGTGATTAGATTATAAGCCTATTCCTACTATTGTCAATAGGTATCAATTTATAGAATTGACACTGTGTTTATCTACAAACACCCGTAGTACTAGCTAGTTATCTAGGTTACAATCTAGACTGTAAAGTCTATAAACAATCTATGTGTTTATCCTGTAGGTAGTGAGTACACCGATTAGACGGAGAAGGATGGGGTCTGTCACTTCCCGTTCACCCCCCTACTAGGTAGTCACTTACTGCACCCCCTGTTCACGTTATGACTCATGGGTCTGGTTTGTGACTGCTCAGTCTACATTCCCCTACGCTCCGTGTGGCTACTTGAGATGGGTTCTAGCCCCTGTGTGGTGTGACCTCCACATCCCGTCCCCCCCAAAAAAAAATAGGTTTCTGCTCCAGAAGTCTTTTGTGCTAGTATCTAGTTATTGGTAGACATGGAGATGGTGATATGCAAGAGATAAAGAGAGAAAGCGGTTATGCAATTCCCCCTGCTAGGGTGGTGTACGCCTACCCTTATGAGGAGATGGAGGTTGGGGACAGCTTTGTTGTGCCGGTAGAGGCTAGGGCAAAAGTACTCAACGCTAACTACCGAGCTGGCAAACGGCTAGGCAGGGTGTTCATAGCTAGGACAGAAGGTGAATCTATCCGTGTATGGAGGCAGGCATGAAAGTAGAACTGGTGGTCGACCAGCAGACAACTGCTGCTGACCTTGTTGACCAGCTTATGAAAGCTAGGCTAGCTGAGATACGGGAGAACCTGCACCAGTGGGGTGATGCTCCCAATGTTGTAGCTGCTTGCAAAGTCTTGCTGGATTGGATGGCAACGCCGGGTGAGTAAGTGTCAGATAGAGTAATACTAGAAATGGCAGAGGCTAGGATGCTGGTGGCAAGTTACTTTGCTGCCAAGCAGACGTTTGGGCCTGTGCAAGCTAGGGTGTTCTTGGACAAGCAGCTAAAGAAGCTGGAGAAGGTGTACGGCAAGGAGTCGGATGACAGACTCAGGAAGTACATGCGGGTAGTGACAACAGAAGAACTATTGGTGGACGTATGAAAGTAGCGGTGGTTACTCCCTACTACAAAGAGCCTTTGAGTACGTTGATGCGGTGCAGGGCTAGTGTTGTCCAACAGACTTACACGGATGTACGGCATTACATGGTGTCAGACGGGTATCCCAAGCCTGAGTTTGATGACCTGATGTTTCATGTGAAACTTCCCCACTGCGGAGACTACGGAGATACGCCCCGGCTGGTAGGTTGCGCCTTGGCAGATGCCCAAGGTGTAGATGCCATCTTGTTGCTAGATGCTGACTGCTGGTTAGAGAAGAACCATGTACAACACATGGTTGAAATTATGCAAGGAGTGGATGCGCCTATTGTTACTTGCCCCCGCAACTTGTACAGGACAGACGGCAGCTTTATGGCGGTAGATGCAGAGTCAGACGGAGATTACTTTAATGACACTAACTGTTACCTTGTAAGGCGGGATGCTTTTCACCTACTCAGGGCTTGGGGATTGAAAGACAAACGGTTGTGTATTGTTGATGACCGGGTGTTCTGGGCAACAGTGAAGGACAGTGGGTTAAAGATAGTAAGGTCAATTCTCCCAACTGTGAATTACCCCACCAGCTTTGCCTTTCACTACAGTCAGAACAAAGAACCTATCCCTGATGACTCTAAAGTAATCATCAACCTTAACGGGGAGTTGACAATGGTTACTTACCCTCAATATAAAGAACTAACAGGAAAGACAGAAGTATGAACGTAGAGATAAATACACTGGCATGGCCCAACACTCACGTTGACATGCTCAAGTCCCACAGTGATGTGTGCCGTCATCTAGGGCTGGAAGTGGGCTATGCCTTGCAGCAGACTCCCCACGGTCAGTGGATGGACAACATCATGAACAACAGTGTCTCTGACGTAGTAGGCTTCCTAGACATTGACTGTGTGCCTACCAACAGGCAAGTGGTGGACGATGCTATCCAGTGGGCGGCAGACAACAAGTCTTTTGTTGGCATTGCCCAAGCCAGCAATCACATCCCGCCCAAGTCCCATATCTTTGCCTCCCCTGCTTTCTTCTTCATCTGGCGTAAGACATGGAAGGCTATGCAGCGTCCTACCTTCTCGGAAACTCCTAACGGAGATGTAGCTGAGAACGTGTGTTACGCAGCAGAGTTGTCTGACATCCGCTACAAGACCCTGTACCCTACTCACTGGACAACAGAGCCGCTGGAAGGGGCGTGGCGGCTGCATACTTACGGTCTGTACGGAATAGGCACTCACTTTGAGGAAGGTGTGTACCATCTGTACCAAGGACGCTATGAGAAGAACGTGCAGATGTTTGTCAACCGCTGTGAAGATATTGTCAAAGGCAAGTTCAGCACAGAACACATGATTGACTGCCGCCTTCCCTATCATGGAAAGATTGTTCCGTGAACTCAGAAAAAGAAAACAAAGTTATAGGTTTAAGGCATGTTGAAAATGTGCCTGCTGGAAAACCTTATGTTGTTGCTTGGTTTGATGAAGGTGGCACGATGTATTGGAATGCCAAAGATGTCACCAACCATCAGCTTTCATACCTTGGTACACGATTGTGCGTAGAAGCAGTACGATGGGGTAAAGATGAACTTTAACCTCCAGCACTTCTACAAGTTCTGTAGTGAACTGAAGATTGAAACCAAAGAAGAAGGCCTCAAGAAAATGGGCAATCTTCTGGGGACGCAGAAGTATGTCATGGAGGAAATACAGAAAGGTCTGGCAGATGATGTCCACTTCTTTGTCATCCTCAAAGGACGGCAGCTTGGTATCACAACCGTCAGTCTTGCCCTTGACCTCTACTGGCAGTTCACACATCCGGGCTGGCAGGGGACGCTGGTGGCAGACACAGAAGAGAACCGGGATATGTTCCGCTCTACTCTTGCTATGTACATGGTCGGGTTACCCAAAGAGTACAAGATACCGCTGGTGGCGCACAACCGAAATCAGATGGTTCTTAAAAACAGGAGCCGCATCTTCTACCAGATAGCGGGTAACAAGTCTCGTTTAGGACAAGGCAAGGCCATCACCTATCTGCACGGCACAGAGACAGCCAGTTGGGGCAACGAAGAAGGACTAGCTTCTTTGATAGCTTCTCTGGCTGAGAAGAACCCGGAACGTCTGTACATGTTTGAAAGCACGGCGCAGGGCTTTAACATGTTTCACGACATGTATAAGGTTGCTAAGTCTGCCAAGACGCAACGTGCAATCTTCTGCGGCTGGTGGCGTAATGAATACTATTCTGTAGAAGCAAGCAGCAACATCTACAAAGTCTATTGGGATGGACGGCTTACCCCGGAAGAAAAAGAATGGACTAAAGACATTAAGAAGATGTACGGCGTAGAGATTAACTCCCGGCAAATGGCATGGTGGCGCTGGAAGTTAGCAGAAGGTATCAAAGACGAAACCCTGATGTACCAAGAGTTTCCACCTACAGAAGACTACGCCTTTGTGATGACAGGAACCAGCTTCTTCTCCCACACCCGCTGCACGGAAGCTGCCAAAGAATCTAAGAAGCTATTGCCTGACCACTACCGCTATGTCTTTGGTCAATCCTTCCAAGACACAGAGGTCATCAAGTCTACTGAGCGCCTTGGCACTTTGAAGGTCTGGGAAGAGCCGCTGGACACTGCGTACTACGTTATAGGCGCAGACCCGGCTTACGGCAGCAGTGATTGGGCAGACAGGTTCTGTATCCAAGTGTTCCGCTGCTACGCCAACGGGCTAGACCAAGTGGCAGAGTTTGCTACCAGCGAAATGAACACCTACCAGTTTGCGTGGGTGATAGCGCACTTGGCTGGAGCCTACAAGAACTCTACCCTCAATCTGGAAATCAACGGCCCCGGTCAGGCAGTCATCAATGAGATTCGTACCTTGAAGCGGATGGCTGTCAGTATGAACAACAAGATGGGGTCTGACCTGATGGACGTACTTGGCAACATGTCCAATTACCTCTGGCGGCGTAATGACTCGCTGGGTGGCCCAAGTATGAGCATAGGATTCTTGACCACCAGTTCTACGAAAGAGCGGATGCTGGCGTACATGAAAGACTATTTTGAACGTACTATGATGGGAGTACGCAGCATGGACTTGTTGGAAGAGATGAAGACTATTGTGCGTGAGGACGGGTTTATCGGCGCACCCGGCAGAGCCAAGGATGACCGGGTTATTGCTGCGGCGCTGGCTTGTGTTGCCTACGCAGAGCAAGTCCAGCCCCGCCTCATCTCTGCCAGAATTACCCGTGAAGTAAGCAAATCTCAAGAAGACTACACCCCGGAGCAAATCTCTGTGGGCAGAAACGTAAGCGACTACCTTAAAAAGATAGGGATGTATGGCTCATGATTATCCTACCCAAGAAAGAATTGATACGGCAGATACAAAAGTTCCATGCTGACAAGGAAAGAGGCATCTCTATCCCCCTGTTTTGCGAGTTAGCGGGGATACACAAGGAGCATTTCCGGGATGTTTTCATCCGACAGTGCGAACCTCTGACCGAATATATCCAGATGCGGGTTAACAAAGCCTATACGCAGTGGAAAGCAGGGAACGTGAGAGTTATGCGGCGCAAAGATTTAACCCGGTATGTGGAGTACAGAAAGGTTCCAGAACCCCCCATGATGGCGGGTATGGGGCTAAAAGTTACCTCTGACGGGATAAAAATCAAGGTGGGAATGGTCAACCGCCATGATTACAGTGAAATTGACCTTAACGAAGCACTTAGAGGGTAACTATGGCTATCTTGCGAGACTATTATTGCGAATCACACGGTGTATTTGAAGCATGGGAGGCTGAATGCCCCATGAAGCACTGCAAAGCCACCATATCTATCATTCACTTGAAACCAGTGGGTACAAGGTCTGCAAAAACCGCCAAAACGGACAAAACGTTGGAAGGATTGGCAAAAGACTTTGATATGACGGACATCAAGTCCACCAAAGAGGGAGAACACCAGAGTGGATACCTCAAGCGTAAGAACAAACTCAATGACAAGCAATATGCCGAGGCTACAGCCGCCAGTGAGCACTTTGAGAGCCAAAAACAGAAAGAAGGACGGGCTGGTGACTCCGCAATCTGGGGAAATGGCGGTAATATCTCTATGAAATCCGTCCTTGGTGGACAATTTAAGTCTGTCATGGGAGAATCTGTGGGGATTAATCCGAAAGAAGCGGGGAACTTGACAGGGCCAAAACCTGCGTCATATATTCCAGACCACGAAAACCTTTCAGTTCCTAAACCATGAAAATTCCATCAGCACCACTAGACAGGGAACTTTTCTATCTTGACCTGATACA